CTGCGCCTGATCCATCAGGGCCTGGGCCTGCGTGGCGCTCATGTCCTTCATCGCGCCGCCAATCTTTTGCGCTACGGCCACCTCCTCAACCTGCTTCATCCATGCTTGGTCGCCGGACACCGCAGCCGCGATACGCACGGCGTTCACATCGTCGACGTCAGGCATGTTACCGGCGTCGATCTGCAGCTTCAGCGTTGGCCATTGCCTGCGCGCCGAGGTAACCAATGCCTCCTGCACACCCTTGGTGATCTCGCCGGCGTACTGGTTTGTCCCGCCCTCGTACTTGTTGATCCACTTTTGCGCGAAGGCACCGGCGGTCATGTCCGGGTGGCCGCCGTTTACGGTGATGGCCTGCGCAGCCTTCACCCGGTCGCCGCCATAGGCCGGTGCAAGCGCGTCGACAACATTCGCCGTCGGATTGCTCAGCAGCGCTGCGGCACCGCCGGCACCTTGCTGGTGCGCAAGGTAGAGCTCGCCGCCCGTCGGCTGACGCCCTAGCCGCGACGAAAGCACGTTCGCGTTGTCGGTCCAAAGCCGCTTCACTGCCTCAGTGCTCGCTGCCACATCAAAAGGATTCGTGAGGCCGTACTGCGCCGCCGTTCCGCCGGTGAACTGATAAAGCCCCTTCGCACCGGTTGGGCTCACTGCATTCGGATTGCCGCCGCTTTCAATCTGGGCCAGGCGTCTAAGGTCTATGGTCGACGCGCGACGCGACATCACCGCGCCGGCAAGTTCGGTCAGACCGCGGCCGGCGGTCTCCTGCCGCACCTGATGCTCAATGAGCAACTGCCGGTGCAGAGCGGTGGAGCCGACGCGCAGCGCCAGCGCCGCGGACTCGCGAACCTCCTCTTCGGAATAGACCTGTCCAGACTTGATGCGTGCAAATAGATCGCGGCCAGATTGGACGATTTCCGCCTTGTCCGTCTTGTCGACTGTCCGCTCGCGATTTATCGCGGCCATGCCGGTATTGAATGCCGAGCGCCTAGAACTCGCGCTAAGACCCAGCTTTTCGTTCTCTAGGATGTTCTTCGTCAGATAGTCGACGGCTCCCTGATAGTTACCGCCACCCTCACGATAGATAGAAACGCCGTTGCGCGCCGCCGTCTCGCCCTCGGCCTTCGACAGCGTATCCTCGAAAATCAGGTCGCGCTTTTCCGCCGTCATCAGGCCGCTCGTCACGGCGCTGTCGAGGACGCTGCGGTACTTCTCCAGCTTCGCCCGGCCTTCCGGCGTCGCGAGCGTGCCCGCCATCGCCGCGCCAAGCACCTCGCTGCTGGTCTGCGTCGCCAGCGTGGTTACCCGCTCCGCGTCCTGCTTCTCGTCGAAGTTCCGACGCTCGTTCAGGATCGAGCTATAGGCGCTGTTGCCCCGCTCGCCGAGCACCTTGCGCACATGCTCGACCGATCGCGGTTCGATATCGGAAAGCTTCTCGTCGCTGTAAGCTTTCCACGCAGCATCGAACGCGCCAGGCTCATTCGCATGCTTGTTGCGCATGTCGATCTGCTGGCGAGTGATCTCGTTCTCTTGGCCAGCGAGATATCCGACCTCACGCTGGCGTGCAGCGATGTCGAGTTCGTGGGTAGCCTCTTTCGCCAGCCGCTCGCCGCTTCTCGCGATCTGATCCCAGTCGCGGGCGTTGTAGAGCGCGTCGCCGCTCATGATGCCCGGCGACTGCGCGAGAACCTGGCCGCCCTTGAGGATCGGAAGTCCGGAGCCGGTCGCCATCAGTACAGGCTCCCCGTGCCGCGAAGCCGCACTCCCATGCCCCCGCTAGACCCGCCGCCCGAGCCGCCGCGCCCGAGCCCGGCATATCGCATGTAGCCGCTGGTCACGGCCTCACCCGCGCCGAGGTATCCCTGCAACATCGACGTGCGCGCGCGGCGGTCAGACAACTCGCCAGCCCGGCGGGACAGATCGGCGCGGGTCAGGTAGTTCGCCCGCGACGTCAGGATGTCGTCTTCCGTCTCGCCGACCATGTTGTCGAGGATCGCCGTTCCCGTCGGGCTGCTGGCACCGACACCGCGACCGGCACGCAGCGCCTGAATCGTCTCCATCGACGTCGTGAGTTCGCGGCGGCGGGCCGTCTCATCCTGAATGGCCGCCGTCCGCGCCTGCTGTTCCTGCGTGCGGTACTGGCCAGCCTCGAATTCGGCCGCGCTCGCCCGCTCGTTGCCGGCCATGATCGAGCCGGTGGCCGACAAGGCCGAACCGGCAATCGCCATGACGGGGAGGATTTCGAGTCCGCTCATGCTCAAAAAGCCACAGTTGATTTGATCGCCAGCACCTCAAGCGGCAGCGGATCAGGTTGCGAAATGATGATCGTCGGCTCGCGCGCCCAGCCTGCGAACTGGAAACGCTGCGGGCCGTTCTTGAGCACCGGCGGGTCTTCGACGTCGTCCGTCACGGCATAGGCCGACAGCGAACGGCCGTTCGCGGAGAACCGCGCAGACGAGCGCACATGCACATAGGCCTCGACGATTCTCATCAGGTCACCCGCCGCCGGGCCCTCTTCATCATCGATGACCGGCGGCAGCGTCTCAATGGTCGACTGATAGTTCAGGCCTGCAACGAACGGCCCATCTGGCACCGTCCGGATCGCAAGCGGATACGTGCCGAGGTAGAAGTCCTCGGTCGTCACATGCGCAACATCGGTGCCGTATTGATCTTCTGCATCCGCAAGATCATCCTCATCCAGATACTCGGTCGCGGCATCCAGCGTGAGTTCCTGATCGAAGCGCTCCAGCAGATAGACGATGTTGCCGTTGATCTCCCGCTGCACCGTCGCGTAGAGGTCGCCAGAGATGCCAACGGCCGACAGGTAAATCCCGTCCGTCGTCCATGGAGTGAAGTTGCGAATACGCTGCGCGTCGACGAGCTGCATGGCGGCGAGCGAGCCGTCCGAGTTGCGGATGATCGCATAGCGCTCCGGCTTGCCGCCGAAGTTGTTCGTCACCGCCAGCCGGTTCGGCGTTTCGATCAGGTGCGGCGACAGCAGCGACACTTCGTCGGCCTGCCACAGCCGACTGTTGTCGCCGGTCGGACGCGCGACGATCACCAGCGACCCGGACACAAACACCACGCCACCGTCAAACTGCTGCGCGTGCGCGGAGCCCGTGATCGGCCAGCCAGAGCCGAACTGCAGGAACGCCATCGACGACGGGCGGAACGGCGCCGTCTGGGTTTCCGGAACGTAGTACGGGCCGCGGTCGGTCAGCACCAGCAACTGCTCTGCCGAGTGAAGCTGGACGATCTTCGACGCGCCTGCGTCGCCGACGGACTCAATGATTGCATCGGCATCGGAACCATCGCCAACATTGAAATTGTAAAGGTCGCCCAGGCTCGACGCGATCAGGTAGTCCGGCGCCGCCGGATGTCCGGCGAAGCACAGCCGCCCGCGATGCAGCTCCACGCAGGACGGATAGCCGTGCACAGGCCCGAATAGCTGTTCGTCCCAATCCTCGACGGCGGCGGACGTCGCGTTGGCTACGGCCGAAATGGCCGTGGTGGCGTTGGGCCCGATCAGGTTCTCGGCAGCGAACGGCGTCAGGCCCGTCGTGATCACGACAGTCAGGTGCGTGGCGTCCGGAATGCCGGTGACCTGGCCCTTCGCGCCTGACGTCACGCCCTCGACGATTTCCCCCGTGGCAAAGCTGGCCGATGCCGTGACCGTTAGCGTCTGCGTCACCGGGAACGTCTCGATGACAGTTGCGGCGACCTCTGTCGGGCTGATCACGCTGGTGACGAGCGCCGCCTTATCCAGATAGCGGATGTATTGCCCGAGGTGCTGCGGAGTGAACCATGCCGCGGACGTGATGAGGTTGACCGCCCCAGACAATCCGGTAGGCCGCAAGGTCACGGTTTCTGCGGCGACTTTCAAATATGGCTGTTCAGGGCGACTAGCCGGGCCGGTCGAGAACGACAGGCCCGCGCGCGACCAGGTCGCCGCCCCGGTCCGCTCGACTTTCTGCTGCTGCATCTCGGGATGCGTGATGATGATGGTGTTGCCGCTCTGCACCCAATCCATCTCGTCAACCATGGCGGCTGTCCACGGCGCACCGTTCACCGAACCCGCGACCGACAACGCCCCGGTCGTCGTGTTCCGCAAATAGGCATCCATTCGCGAGGCGTTGAACACCACGACGTACTGCGTGTCCTGGTTGACGATGAAGTCCGTGGCGATGCCGGGCCCCAAGAGCGGATGCTCCCACCACGAGCCTGGCCGCCGCTTCGTGCCGCCAGAGATCAGCACGCGCCGGTTCAGCAGCGACTTAGCGCCGTTCTGATACTGGTCTGTGTCCTGACGCATGGCGAGGTCGGGCGACAACTCGCCGGCCGAGAAATTGGTCTGCAGGAGCTTGCGGCGCGACATCGCGTCACCGCCAGAATGTGCGATTGAACGGCGATGTCGCTATGCCGGTGCGCGCGGCCAATGTCGGCGACCGATCCGGATCGCGCGGCGTCTGCGATTGCGCGTCGCGGTTCTTGGCGGTCGCGAACTGCTCGGCTGCCGCCTCGTCGCGCGCCTCGGCTTCCCGGTAGCGCTCGCCGACGGCGCGCAGCAGGATTGCCTCCCAGCGGCGGATCATGCCCTCGCGGAACCACGGCGGCCAATCAACCTCTGGCACCCGCCAGATGTAATGCAGGATCACGTCGTCGTCTTCCGAGGCGTCGCACAGGATTTTGTCGCTGTGCACCTCGTAATCGATCGGATAACCGCCAACCTTGACGGTGCGGATTTCGACGAGGTCGTTCGGGATCTGGTAAGCGGCGGTCCACGGTTCCGGCGGTTCACCCTCGAGATCGGCATCAATCCGAACCAAAACGTCGATTTTCGATGCCCGCTTCCACGGATATTCGGACAGTGCCGCCTTGACCGAATTCTCGTAATTGGAGGTGGCAACGTCCGCGATCACCCCGCCCGACGAAAGGCTGGTGACGGGCTCGCTGCCCGTTCGGCCTGCGGCTGCGTTGACCACCGAGATATCTACGACTGACGGCATGCCGCACCGTGCCGCCGCGACCCCAGGCGCGACAACGCACCGTCCTAAAACGGATTAACCCGTTTGCGACTTGGAGGGTTTACGCGGAAGGGTTGTGTATGCTTAACTTCACCCCATGACTGAACGGAAGCCACTTGCCTTATGGATACGGCGCATTTCCGAAGTGCTCGTCCTCTCGTATGGTTTTGTGGCCTTGTTTTCTATGTTGAGCGCGCCCGTCCTGCTCTTGGCGACCGGCGCTTTGTGGTGGATGGGATTTCTTTGAGAGGCGCGAATGAATCAAACTGCCCAGTTGCACCAGATGGCTGACGAATTGATGGCCATGATAAAGGCTCAGGACTCTCTCGCAGCCAAAAGTCTCAAACAGAAGATCATGCACTCGCTGAATGCGACTGGGGATGATGCTGTGACCCTGACAATCTCCAATCGCGAAGCAATCGTTTTATGGATGGTAGTATCGAATATTGACATGACCAGAATCGAATTGATCGACCGTGATCACCGTTCGGAGTGATCAGTTCAGGCAGAGGAACGACAGCTTCAACGTGCCTGTCGGCGCACCCGTCTTCGTCCAGGACAACGTAAAACCATCTATATCAGCGCTTACGAGCGCCGCTGTCTGGTACTTGTCGGCTGCCCCATCTGCAAGAAAGGCCGTGATGAACGACGTTCCGGCCGCGCCTGTCGTGAGGTTGGAGCCGTAGTATGAGGCGTTTGACCCAGCCAGCTTCAAGTCCACCATTCCGAACCCGAAAGTCGCGGTGGCGTCGACAGACCAATTGCCGATGATCGCGCGCGGAGCAAATCCAACACCCGTATAAGCCACATTGCCCGTGGCGGCCGATAAATCGCGCGTTGCGACAATTACCTTCGATCGAAGTAATGCCGAGCGCTTCCAGCTCCCTGTCAGACGCAGAACCATTTTAGGTGATCCTCTTATCTGCGCGCCATGCTAAGTCCATGAAAAACCTCAAGTAATTCTGTTGCAGTAGCCATTGACGACGAGTACGTTCGCCGTCGCAGCAAACGCGCGCACGACAAGGCTGTTCGTCAACGTGAGGCCAGGCACTACCAGATACAGGCCATCCTCAGCGGGGATCGTCACTTCGATCAGATCATCCGGTGCCGCGACGCCGCCGAACTCGATCGTGAGTTTGCGGTCGGTCGAATCGCTGTTGACGCACCACAGCCAAAGCTCGTCGATCGATGTGGCATGTGCGGTGTGGATCAGCGTGCCGGCGGTGGCGGTGGCGACAACCTTGATGTTCTTGCCGGTCGTGCCGCCCGATAGCTGGATTTTGGAATAGGTCGCCATGACGATTGCTCCTTAGGAGAAAACTTGCGTGTGAAGAACGAGGGCCTCGGGTGTTGCGACTGATGCCGCTGAGGCGGCTGCTGCTGCTGCGGATGCGGCCGCCGCGACACGATCCTTCTTGGCGCGCTGTCCAAACATCGCCTGACCGGAACTGAAGTTGCTGGCATCCTTGGCTGTCGTCGCCATCTCGGTAGTGGTCACGACATCGGCTGCGGTTAAGACCGCCGATGCAGCCGCAGCAACCTTCGACGCGCGCGCCAACCGCATGTATTGCGCGCATTGAGCGACAGCGCCGCGGACGAATGTCGCGAAACTCTCGGCTTGAAATGCGCTGGCCGTGGCCGTCGAAGAGACCTGCGCGGCTCGCTTGGCGGCAAGATTGACCTGCGCGATAGCACCTGCGACAGCGGATTTGACGGCTCCGTCGACGGATACGGCGATGCCGGCGGCGAGCGACCCGTTGGAGATTGCGAGATAGATCGCCTTCAGCAGCGACAGCGCTGACCATTCCGACGACGTGTCCGTCGCGACAGGATCCTCGGGCGCGCCGAGCGTGCGCAGCCAGTTTCTGAATTTCGGTGCAAACGCCATTACAGCCCCGCTGTCACAAGAATGCCCTTCATCAGGGAGATCGAAGAATTCGTTCCGGCGGCATCGACGGCAGGTCCGTCGCTTCGTTCACCCAGTGTCAGCTCATGATCGTCGAATAATTTTGGGTGCGTGTTGGTCATTCCGTCGCCGATCCCGGCCGCCACCCCCAGGCCGTCGCAAATTCCCTTGAGCAACGCGAAGACCGAATTGGTCGAATTGTTCGAGGTCGCAGCGGCATCGCGCGGCGAGCCGACGCTTTCAATCCCGTCGATAACGGTGTCCGGGAGGCTGTTAACCTCGGTCGTGACAGCCGATGGATATGCGCGCCAGGTGCCCATGTCCCGACGATGCGGTCCATGCCGCTCGCGCGACAACGCACCATCAAAAAACGCCCGGCGGAACCGGGCGTTTCTACTTACACAACTACGAAGGGCTCAGTTCGGAATTTCTTCCCAAACAATCCCGAAATTGCCGACCGTGGTCGTCGCGGTGGCCGAGGCGGCGATGGAAATCCAGCCGTACTGCGGCACGACGAACATGCCGCCGACATCAGTCCAGTTCATGCTGCCGGGCTGCGTGGTGAGAGCGCCGGTCTGCACGTCGCCGATCGGGTGGAAGAAGTTGCCAGCCGCCGACGGCGTGCCGATGCGATAGGCGCTCGCCGCCGGTGCGGCGCCGCCAAGTAAACAGTTCTTGACGGAATCGACCGCGGTCGTCGTGGTCGGCGCCGCCGTCTGTCCGGTGTTACCGGTGAGACCAATAATTGCGGCGACCGTGGTGACGACGGAGACACCCCATCCGACCGCGAGGATGGCCAACTTGTGAGTGCTTGACCCGTTCCAGATCAGCGGTCCGCCGGTGCCGGCGGCCGTGGTGTAAATCACGGGGGCGGTGATGATCGCATGAGCGGTGAAAAGCCGGCCGCGGCTGGCTTGCTCGTAATAGCGGCCATGCAGTAGCGACGAAACCATTTCGCCCTGGCGACCCATCCGGAACCCCTGATTGGGCGTCTGGTTGTCGCTGAAGTTCTGTTCGCCGACTTGGCCGGTGACAACGTCCGTCATTGCAATCTCCTGTTCAATTCCTGGTCTTAGGTGACGGTGACGCCGCGGGCCATCGGGCGATAGCGCAGATGATGTGTCCATGTGCCGGTCGTCGAGCCGACGGCGATGGTGTGGGTGATGATGCCGGCGGGAATGATCATGCCGTGCGCGGTCGAGGTCGGACGCGAGATGCCGACGCCGTCCGACATAAGCACCGGGGCGGTGGTGACTGCGGTGAAGTGCGTTACTGCGATGACGCCGGCTGCGGCGCTGGCGAGCGAGGCGCTCGCACCGGTAAACGTGGTAGCCGCGCCATCGGTGCCGTTGGCACTCCACTGCAGCGTCGATGCCGTCGCATCGTTGGCGGTGACACAGACCGAAATCAGTTCGATCGCGACGATCGGACCTCCGGCGATGGTGAACTTCGTCGTGCCGGTGACCATGACGGCGGCGGCTGTCGAAACCACTCTCTCACTCTGTTCGTAGAGTTCTCGCAGCACTTCGGCGAGAGAGACGTTGTCCGTCGGTGCCGCAGCGGCCGGGAACGTCGAGACGCCTGCCGCGCCGCTCAGTTCAGTAATGATGCTGTCGCGCCTCGCGGAGTCAAATGTCCAGGCAACCATCGTTCTGTTCCTTCAAGCTGCCCGCTGTGCGCGGCGTTCGAGTTCCGCTTGGATGTACGTGTCGGCGTCGGCCGCCTTCACATTCGATTGCGCGCCGAGTTTCATGGCGAGCCAGCGCCGCTTCTGCGCGGAAAGCTCCTGCCAGTCATTCGGAATTTCGACAGCGTCCTTGTTGACAACGACCGGGTCGAGACGATCGGAAATCTTCAGAATTGCCCCGCGCTCGGCCCTGTACTTCTCCACCGCGGCCTTGGCATTGTTGTCCAGCGGTAGCCAGTTGCGACCCGGCGGAAGGTCGGACTCGAACTCCTCGCCGGGGACAATGAGCCTGCGCAGATACAGCGGACCAAGGGCGCGGTAGTGAGGCATCAGTTGATGCCCGAGATGCTGCCGGACCGGTACTGATCCTCGTTGAACGGCGTGTCGGACAGCCATGCCGAAACCTTGCCGGACGTGAAGTTCTCGGTGCCGACCGTGTAGTTGATGCAGATGTAGCGCTTGTAGGAGCCGGGCGGCAGCGCGAGACCCTTCGCAACCCAATAGCCGGTTGCCAGCGTGGCTTCGGCGATCGAGCTGGAGGTCCAGTGCACCGTCGGCGTGCCGTTGGAGGTGTCGGCCGAACTCTCCACCGTCGCGATCAGCGTCGCCGCTTCGCCCGCGGAGTCCAGTACCGTGTGCACCCAAATGTAGAGATAGAGCGGGTGGCCGGCGGCGATGTTGACGGTCGTGTTTGCCGTTGGGCCGCCGGTGTCGCCGGCATTGATGGAGCCGCCGCTCGGCAGAAGGTCGTACACGTATGTCGAGATGGCCGTGGCCGTCAGCGCCTGCGCGTCCGAGAGCAGTTCCTTGGAGTCGATCAACATGGGGTCTTGCCTTTCGGTTCGAATTTATGGCGACGGCAACGCGGATCAGGTGATCCGCGCTTCGTCTGCCTGCATCATGTCGACCTTGCGAATCGGAATGCCGTCGAACATCAGCTTCGGTCGGCTCTCTTCCTGGCCGATCGTAAGATAGACGTTCGCCTGCTTCATGCACTGAATACGCAGCATGGTCTTGACGGTGCGGTTCATGTAGATCGCCGGACGGCCGCCCATGCTCGAGGGAAGCTTGTCAACCGCGGCGGCGAGCAGCTCGAGGATCGCGGCGGCGCCGGACTGCGCGACCAGCAGCGATTTGTCGATGTTGGCGATGCGCACGACATGGCGCCAGTCGCGAACGACCAGCCCGCAATCCCACTGGAATTTTTCCTCGTAGGCGGTGAAGCGCCGGCCGGGCGAGGCGGTGTCGAGCACCTCCTGCCGACCGAGGTCTTCGCGGCTGATGCCAGCCTTGCTGCCACGCGGATAAATGCCGAACACGGTGCGCGGCGACCAGTTCACGAGCAGGATGGAAGCGTTGTCGGTGCCGGTGCCGGCACCATCGATGATGTTCTCGCCGGATGCCGCCGCCAGCACGTCGAAGCGCGGGAGGAAGCCGTTGAACTTCGCCGGGCTGGTGCCGACATCGCCGTACAGCAGCGTCTCGGTGAACGACTGATTGAAGCCCTCGAGGATGCCGATGGCCTCGTTCATGCGCACCCGCTCCTTGTTGGGCGACATGTCGAGCAGCTTGGCGTCCACGACGGAGCGGTTTTCCATCATGCCGAGCGGCTCGTCGATCTGCGCGTAGGTCGTCTTGACCGGCGTCACGCCTTCGTAGAAGCGACGGAACGTCGGCTCAGGGATGCCGGTGCGCACGGACGAACGATGGAAGGTGCCGCCGTTGGCCTCTTCCCATGTCATGTCGGCCAGGATTTCGTTGTCCTGCGCGAGCAACTCGACAACATCGGATTCGATCGATCCATCCGGCATCGTCTGCTTGGCGATGTCCGTCAGGGTCATGTTGCTCGATGCAATAGCGGTCGCCATGGGTTAGCCTTTCTGTCCGTACCACCGTTGTTCAACGGTTGCCGTTTGCTGCTGATTTGGCGGGTTGCCGCCTGCGCCGGGCACGCTTCCGTTCGCCTTCGCGATGATCTTTTCGAGCGCGGTGACCGCTGCCGCTTCGTCCACGTAGATGCGGACGGCCTGGTATTCCTCGGCGGTGAAAGTGTTGTTGTCCTTCAGGCCCTTCAGCCAGTTGCCGACCGCCTGCTTGCGCTGATCGGCGTTGGCGCCGAGTTTTGCGTCCTCGGCCTTGATGCGCGTGGTCTCAGCGACGTGCGCCTCGATCTGCTGCTGCGCATCGAATGCGACGATCGCGTCGACCGCTTCCTGCGAGAGATTGTTCTTGACCGCGATGTCGCGGAGGATCGGAACGCGCGGGTCTTTCTCGTCGATCTTGACCTGCAAACCTTCCGGCACCTTGACGGTGTCCGGCAGCTTCACCTCGATCTTGATGTCTTCCGGTTTGCGCGCGGCGAGCGCGGCTTGCTGCTCGGCATGCGTCTTGTGAGCGGTCGCGATCTCGGAATAGTGCTTGCCGAAGTCGTCGAGCTTGATGGTCTTGGCCGTGCCGTCCCAATGCGCTTCGGGCAGCCACTCCGGCCGCGTCGCCGCCTGCTGGACGTCAGCCGGGGGCGCTACTGGCGGCGTGACAGGCGGCGTACTCGACGCCGGAGGAGTTGTTACATGCGTGTCGCTCATGGGCGCGAGAAATGGCCCATTCACGAAAACCGCGACAACGCACCGCCGGAGGTCAGACGGCTTTCTTGGCCGCCAGCGCCGCCATCCCACGCCCGCGCGCCGCCTCTAAATGGAGGATGAAATGCTGGTTTGCGGCGCGAACACGCAGCGCGCGATCGTCGGCGTGCGGGTTGCCGGCCGTCTCGAAATACTGCCGGCGCAATTCCTTCAGCAGATCCTGACCGTCAGTGGTGGTCAAAACCCGCGCGCAGAGAATGTCGAGACGCGAGGGTTCGGGCGTCTTTGGCGCCGGCGGCCGGATAATATCGTCCCAGCTTTCGCTCACGAAATCGCCCCCACCGGTGGCGGGGCAATCGCGGCAGGCTTACCGCCGCCGCCCGCAAAATTCTCGATGATCGGCGCGAACTGCTTCAGCGCGCCGGCAATCTCATTCTCGGTGCGCAGAAGCTCGGGCGGCACACCGATCAGCAGGGCGAGCCGGTTCGCATACTTGATCTGGTTGATCAGCACGTTCGCGACCTGCGGGCCGAACCGCACATTGATCATCTCGACGAAGCGATCGAGGCGAATGACCTCCTCTTGCTGCTGCGCACGCAGCAACGGCGACTCCGGCTGCAGATTGACGTCGCGCCCTTCCAGCATCACCTTCGGCAACGTGCCGCGCTGCGCCTCGAGATATGCGAACCGCTTGAACAGCGGATATTGCAGTTCGTGCACCAGCGTCGTCGCCGGCGTGCCCATGCGCCGCGCGCGCTCCGCGGCCTCGTCCGCCCACTGCGTCGCGGTCGGCGGGGTCTTGCCGAGCTGCTCAGGCCGGTCCTGATAATGAGCGCGCCGGATAATCGACGCCAGTTCGTCCATCTCAAAGACCTGAACGTCGAACCGCGCCTTGCTTTCGATCGGCTCCGGCGCATCCGAATCCGGCGCGCGCGGTATCCACAAGCCCGGCGTGACGCCGTTGTCGAGGTTGGTCACGCCGTCGTCTTCATAGCTCATCGCCGGATCGACGTGCTTGTCGTAATTCTTCATCGCCAGATAGCGCACATGGTTGCGCGTCTTGATCGCCGGCAGCGTGCGGTAGGTTGGCCCAAATCCCCAGGCGGTCGTCGGATCGCGGCCCCAGCGGGCGACGATGAACGGGCACGACCCCTCGCCCTTGTATTGCTTGTGATAGATCAGCTTGCCGTTTGCCTGACAGGCATACTTATAAGACTCGTCGCCGCGATCGGACCAGTCGCGCCAGCAACCGTCGGTGACTTCGTATTCCGGGTCATCGCCCTCGCGCGGTTCCGGACCGAGCAGTTCAAGGTTTGCATCCGGCCACAGCCGCTTGATCTCGGAGCGCAGCCGCATCCGGCAGCGGAACACGCCGTCAACGTAGCCGTAGGGCCCGCGGGTGATCAGCAGCTCGGGCGCCGGGATCGCTTCGCAGTGGAACGGCTTGATCGGGTCGATGTCGGTGATCAGCAGCGCCATCGTACCGGGACCGAGGTCCATGTACGCTTCCTGCAGCGCCATATAGAGGTTAGAGCGCGACATCGCGTCGAACACCACGTCGCGATACTTGTCGAGCTGTGCCTTGATCTGGTTGCTCTGCCCGCTGTCGAGCGTGACGACCGGCTTCGGCTCGACCCAATTGTTCTTTTGCGGCGTGAACGTGTTGAGCATGTCCGCCGCGAAATCCTCCAGCACGAGGCCGGGGAGTTCGTCGAAAATCACATCGATGTCAGGGACATGCTGCGACTGGTTGAACTGATGCCGCCACGGCATCGTGTAGCGATAGACGTCGGCGATGCGCGCCTGATGTTTTGTGCGATCGATCTTCGCCTTGTCGACGAGACGATTCATCTCTTTCAAAAGAGGGGGGGTCTCGGACTGGACAACCTTGAGCGGGGTGACAGCCATTTTCAGCCGCTCCCCAAGAAGCTATTGCCGCTGCCACCGGCGCCAAGCAGCGAGCGGAAACCGCGCCGCGGGCTTCGAAGTTGAGTTTCTTGCCGAAGCTGACCCTGGGTGGCGCGCGTCCGCGCTTCTTCAGCCCGGCGACGCTCCTCCTCGCGCAGCGCTGCCGCTGCCGGGTCTTCGCCCCTCGGTTGTTCGTCTCCACCAAACAGGGATGTCATCGGTTTCCTGCGCGCGCGGGACCGCGACGGTCTCCGCTCCGTTGCGCAGAAGGTGTGCCGCTAGCGCCGCTGGGGACAACGCACCGCACCGGACGCCTAGCAATGCTTTCAACGAGCCGGTGCACCACCAGCCGAACGGCGTGGTCCGCCGCTGCCGGTTCGACCGCACCCGCAGCACCAGCGAGGCGCCCGCCAGCAACTGCGTCAGCCGCGGCCCGAACTCCTCATCGCGATAGAGCAGGATCACCGTGCCGGTGCGCGCCGGGTTGTAGTAGACCCACCGCTCCTGATCATCGAACCAGGCGCACGCCACGACGTGCCGGAAGCCTGGCCGCAGGAACCGCGCCCACCACGCCGGACTCTCGCCCTCGCCGAAGAACACCAGCCACTGCCGATCGATCACAAGGTCAGCGCTTGGGATTGGCTCGAGGCGGATCATGTGCTATGCCCCACTACTGAGGCGGCGAAAGCACAACGGTGATGCGCCCTCAATGGGAGGAGATGGTTCAACTCCATCTCGCCGCTTCACCGCCGCGCTCCGACCATGTGGGTAAATGGATTGTATGGCTTCACGGTCTGCACCGGTTTCGCGGGCCCGCGACCGCCCATGATGACGCCGCGACCTTCGCCGCCGCCGAGCATCAGATACTCGCCAGCCTCGCAAATGTGGCTATATTGATTCTTCTCGGGCTCCTCGCCGTATCGCTCAGTCGAGGTGTGCATGCGGCGCATGTGATAGCCGCCGCTCATGCCGGTGATGTAGGTCACGCAGCGCGGATCAACCAGCAGCGCGCTATTGCGACCAGACGTCGATCGCCGCAGCAGCACCGCGTTGACCGCCTCATGCCGCAGCGATTGCCGGTTCTGGCCGTCATACGTTGGCCGCACCATCATGCCATGCGCGCGAAAAACCTGAATGGGGGTGGTGTCATTCGCTGAGCCACGCTGATTGCCGGCCGGATCGCCCCAGAACACGAACTCATAACCAGGATAATGCTCAACCAGATAGTTCTTCAGTTGCGGTGCAAACTCGACCATCGACATGTCCTGGCCGATGAACTCGCGCTGGATAAACCAGTCGCCGCGCAAATGCTGCCCAATCAACGCCGCCGGCTGCCGGCCTGAACAGTCGATGCCGATCGACACCGGCACACCGTGGAGTGGCTTCAGCGCAGCAAGTGCCACATGCGCGTCGCGCTTGAACAGCGAATAGACCGCACGGCCATCAACCACGACCGTCGAGCGGTTCATGATGTTCGCATCAATCCACTGCTTGCCCTGCCCGCCGATTTTCTCCATGTAAAAGTTCGGCGCCAGATGTCGGAGGTTCTCGGCTTCTGGATTTGCATGGTAGCCGGAAAGGTTTCCCTTTTCGTCAAACTCCTCGATCAGCCCCGGCGGCTGCATGAAGAACCTCCAGTTCGGCGGCTTGACCAGCGAGCGACGCTGATCCTCGGTCATCCAGTCGGGCGGTGGTGTGTCCCCTCTCATTATCGGGATCCAGTGATCTGCCGGCGGCGCGTTCGTATCGAGAATCATCCCGCCCCAGGCGCAGCCGCCGTCCTTTATCGCGGGGAACCGCGGCGGTGAGACGCGCTCAACCGACGCGGTGATGACCTGAAAGGCCGCAAACTGCCCCTCGTTCCACCAGATCAGCGACGGCTCAAGCGATTTGAAAAACGATACCGCATCGCGAATATCTTCCATCGCGACGAACGAAACATCGAGCTCGAGCGGTCCAACCCTGATCTCGTGCAAAAACGGCTTGGTCTGGTAGAACCTCCCGAATTCTTTCTCGGGAAACCAGTCGAGCCACGTCGGCAGTGTCGTGGCCTCAAGCTTCGGATACGATTCGCGCAGCACATAGGCCCGGAATCTCTGCCTCCCGTCCGCCTGCTTGGCCTGCGCCATCGCCTGCTGGTAGATGTGCATGCAGCACGCCGACGAGGTCCCGGAACCCACCGGTCCTTGTATGATTTTGACGCGCGAAACGTTATCGCGCATAAAATCGCAGAGCACTGCACCATCAGGAGAAAACTGCCTCACGCCGCACCCCGCGCCGGCGGCTGATGCCCTCTCAAAACCTCAACCGTCGTGATCCGCAAAACATCGTCCTCGGTCCGCACAACAACCCGATCGCCGCGGACCTCAACCACAACCCCAGGCTCACCCCGCCACACGACCACGTCCCCTACCTGATACGGCAGCAACGTCATCACCGACCCACCGTCCGCTTCGCCAGCAGCCGCGCGCGCTCCGCAGTCTCTCGACGCAGCCGCGACCGCCACTCCCCCGCAGGCTCAACCTCTTCGTCGGGTAGTTCGTCAGCCATGACGCTCAACCCTGCGATCGTTCCGAATCGTCGCCATCCCCGCCCGTAGGAAAAACGTTGCTGATCTGACCAAGCTCCGCGTCAACCTCGTCCGCAGTCCGACGTATCTCGACCGCAGCGTCACGAAATTTCCGCATCGAACCCTTCGCCCGATCCGACGCAGCCTGCATCTCGTCCGCAATCGCATCCGCCTCGGAATCCAAATCCTTCATCATCCGCTGCGTCAGTTCCGATAACCGCTTCAAACCACGCATCTCGCCTCTCCTGTCCCCAAACTCCTCAATCACCCGCGCGCACAGCGCATCAAGCCGCGCCGGCGCCGAAAGATCACCCACCATCCTCATCGCCCCGGCCGCATAACTCCGCGTGAAACCCGATCGCATTTGCTTTCGCCTCAACCGGCTTCAGTCGCGGAATAACCGGCCCATCGTCCGGCACGCGCCAAATCGACCGAACACCACGCTTCTCATCACGAATCGGGCGGCCACTCGGGTGACGATGACGATCAGCCATTCAGCGACCTTTCACCAAAAAAATTCCAGAGTTCCAAAATGGTCGACCGACAATCGCGAGGGCGGAAGGCCCGTCCAGATTTCGACGGCCGGTTTTGCCCCACCCCGTCGCCCGCGCGCGCGCCCAGGATCGAGGCCCCCGCCCCCGTCATGCTGTGCGAGAGATCGGCACGGAACTGACACACGGCACCATGCAACACTGGCGTATGTCTCTGACATCGTTGCGCTATCAGCCGCGCGACGCTGCCCTTCGGTAGGGAGGCCGCCTGTGCCGCGTGTGTCATGGCTCATCACTGCGCAATCGGTCGTATGTCGTTGATATCGTTGGCGTCAGTTCAGCCTGTGCGCCATGAACGACTGGCGCACCGTGTCCCGCCTGCCCGCTCAGGTCGATGACGTAACCGACTGATACGCCAACGTTCACAGACACTTGCCCCTGTTCGGGTGGCTTGATGCCTTCGATGGCCAGCACATGCTTGGCTGCGTCCAGGCTGACGTGCTCGGATGATGCGTCGACCAGCTCGACCAGGCGCGCAGAGGCTCGCATTGTGCCTTGAGTGATGTTTCGACGTGTTTCGCGAGCGATAAACGCCTGTATCTTTGGCCGCGTGAGCACATCACACAGATAGCTTGCGTTCATGCCTACACGTTCGGCTGCCGCTTTTTGGGTTTTGCATTCGCCGGAGAGGAGCATTCGGACGGCTTTAGCGATCTTGGGCGGGATGCGCTCGCGTTTGGCCGGTTGCGGCACGGTTGCGGCGTCTGGCTGACGAGCTAGGGCGGTTGCTGGCATGTTGCGAGCAATGCGCGCTTGGTGGCGAGGCGGACAACGCACCGCAATGGCACTACTGCATCTACAGCTATATATCACCTTTAGCTGTAGCCGGACCTGTGTCAGGCGACGCGATGGCACTTGTGCGGCGTCGATACCATGTGCGCCGGCTTATGCCTTCAGATTCCCAAGGTCGCGCTGTGTTGACCGATTGACCTTCGTACGCCTTGCGCGGCTTGGCACCTGCGGCACGGCGCTGGCGTTCCTTGCGCTGCCTGTCACGCTCGCGGCGTCGCTTGGTGCGTGCGGCCTTGCCTTCGTCGATTGCTCCGATTGTCGTCAATCCCAGCATGCTGCGTTCCTCTTTCGTGATGCGCATGCGCCATGCGATCGCATCGGCTTTCAGGCGCTGCGGGTATGAGATCGCGGCGGCCACCATTTGGCGTTGCTCGCCGGCCGGCAGCCATGGTGCCCAAGCGTCAATCCATTTTGCGATGTGTCCGCGCGGGTGCGCGAGGCTGGCGAGATGCATGAGAGCGAGCGCGAGATCGTCGCGGCCAGCATCGTCGTCCGGCAGCTGTGCGCCGTAGCGATGACGGAATACCTTGGCAAGATCAGCCAGGCGCAAGCCGACCAGCTGCATGGGCGAGCGCCGCGCGCTGCGGTACCGAGGCTTTCGCCGCGTCGAGAATAGGATCAGTTTGTCGCTTAGCCGCGGCTGCTTTGGCATGCGCCATGATGCCGATGGCACAAGTCCGTCTACAACGCACCCCGCCTATTCCACGACGTGGTAATCACCGTCACCCCACCTTAGGGCATTTGGTGATGTCAACAACGATTACGTCATTACGCGACGTAAAGACCTTGCGCGCTTCGAAGCGCGGGATTTGTTCAAAAAGTACCAGCCGAAAGTCAGGCACATCATTACGCAAACCGCGCTTACTGACGGTTACGGAGCTTCGATATGACCTACGTAAAACAGATGCAGCGGATCGTGGACGAGTATCGGCTTGCCGGATTGCCTTGGCCCGCATCCGCCAAGGCCATAGCCGATTGGGCAATTTCAACAAGCCGATGGGAACTGCCTGCCGCTGCAATCCGGCGGCGCTGCGCCGACGATATAGCGTCGGCTATGCGTGAAGAGTACATGACAGACCGAAAGGGTCGTCGGGTTCGCCTGCTTCACCCCGCTCCGCACGCGACGGAGGGGCAGACGGAGATGGTTTGGGATGATATCCGCACCGCCCCGCGCGACCATATGCAGATATCCTTTCAGCATCGGCGGAAGGGCATCGTTGGCGATTGTCGGCAGATGAAGGTCGATGTGGACAGCTACAACTGGTTGCGAGAAATACACGCAGCTCGCCTGTGTTCTCAGGAACCTTTTCTACGTCCGACATTCATTAACCCTTTCCGTTTTTCCAACGCGCTTTTGCAGCCCGCCGCGCCAGCGTTGTTCGCTGGTACGGCGTCAGATTGGCATTGCGTTTCGCGGCACCAAGCTTCGCGAGGTCAGTAAAGTGCTTCGCGTGTCGCCAATGCCTATATTCAAGGTACTTGTGCGACTGCCCTTTATCGATGCTCGCCGTGGCGGGCATAGGTCCGTCCGCACCAATTAATCGCAGATCAAACTCGGTTCCAAACAGCGCCTCGACGACCAGGTCAACTGTCGGCCATGACGCCTGTCGGCCGCTCGGCGTGTCGGGATAAATCATCTTCGCATAGTAGCCGTCCTGGGTCCCCGCCATATCATCGACGGTCGCCATCGATATGCCCAGCTCGAGCCGCCGCGCCTCAAGCGCAAGCATCACCGCGCGGTAGATCGGGACGGATTTCATTCCGCCCCCCCGCCCTGCGCGGCCTGCTCGATCAGCTTCCAGATGCGCCGGTGTTCGGCATCGCGTGCCCATTGGTCCCACCCATCGCCTGGCCTGGCCACGGCAGGCGGTTCGGGCGTGCGCGCATTCAGATCGATCCGCGGCCGTGGCGGATGGTGTGCGATCGGCTGCGCGTCGGGGGAGAGCCACCGCTTGATGATCATAAGAACGGGATTTCCTCTTGCTGCGGCTCGCTCATTCGGCGGCCTCCGCGCGATCAAGTGTGAGATACCGGCAGCGGTCGCGATCATACGACATGCGCACCTCTCCCTTCTCGCCAGTCTCCTCAAACCGCACCTTGGCAATGCGGATCACGGATTCGTCGGCGTATGAGTTCGGCCGATCGATCACGACGCCATGGTCGCATTTATTGAACCAGTGGGCGCTGCCTTCGATGTCGTACAACGTCGGCGCCCGGCTTTTGCCATCCTTGCCGACATCCTTCGTGGGATGTGCGATCACGATCACCGCGACGTCGTACAGCCGCGCAAACCGCTTCAGGGAGCGAATGCCGCGGCCGATGTAGTCAGTCATGGATTCGTTGCCGTTACGCGCGTGTTCGATCTCGTTCCAGGGATCGATGACCAGGCAGCGGATACCATCGCGCAGCACCGCATCGGTTGCCTTGTCGATGATCCAACTGAGGTCGAAGTCCTGATCCTCGGCGCCTGTCGGGTCGGAGTCGATAAAGCGAAAATACTCATCAATGAAGGCGTCGCCAGCAAAGCCAGAATTCCCCGTGATGCGCCGCAGCTTGTCGCGCAGATGCGGCACCGTCGGCATTTCCGGCGAAAACAGCGCCGAGCGCCAGCCGTGCAGCTTAGCTGCATTGCACAGCAGATTTAAAACCCAAGTGCTTTTGCCGTGACTAGGGATCCCGGTGACCACCATGAACTCGCCGGCGAATAACTGCAGATGGCGATCGAGCGTCGACCAGCCCGTCGAGAATACCGGCAGTTTTCCTCGGTCCGGATAGTCCGAAAGCCGATAGAGCCCGCGCACCGGATACGGCTTGGCAGCATTCAGCACCGCTGCAACGGCCTCAGGACCACGCTCGCGCGCGACGTCGTTGAGGTCCTTGCAGCCAACCGGATACTCGACAAAGCAGCAGCGCGACGCTGACAGGCGCCGCACCAGTTCTGCAGCCAACCGCTGGCCTGGGCGGTCATTGTCGACGGCGATGATGAACCGCTTGATCCGCTTTAGCCGGTCGCGGTTGTTCCATAGAAACTCGAACTTCCCGGCGGTCTCATCCGCGATTGGCTGCAGATCGTCAGGGCTTTCCTCATCTCCGACCGACGGTGCCCCGTCAGGCACCGAAACAGCGAGCGGAAATCCGCATTCGATCGCCGTCAATGCGTCGAGTTCGCCCTCGGTTATCACCAGCGAAAGTTGCCCGGTCTCGAGCGACGGATCGTCCAGCGCGTCCGCGTTCCAGAACGTTCTGCGGCCGCCGGTACGCTGCCAGAATTTTTTGCCGGGCCCGCGGTATTTTTCGTTCACAACCGCGCCGTGTTCGATGAACGGAAACACCACGATGTTGCCGTTGCCGTCCGGAATGACCGAGCCATCAACGGCGCGGCTAGCGGTATAGATCGCGAACCTCGCGGCTGTTTCGGCGCTGATGCTGCGGCGCTCGAACGCCTCGATTCCGATCGGTCCCAGCGTTTTCATAGCGATCCCCTCCGGTCCATGGGCAGTGATTGCAGCCCCACACAACGCCGTCCGCGTCGATAGTCACGCCAAGGCACTTCAGGCGCTGATGGGGCTTTTTTCGTTTGTGTGAGCATTGCGGGCATGTGGTGTAGTACCGGCCCGGCTGCGCCGAGCGGGTCGCGATGCGGTTTTCGCGGAGTATTTGCTCTGCGGTTTTCATAGCCGTCCATCGACATGGCGATTGGAATCTCCAGGCGCAGGCTCGCGGCCGCGGATGATGGCGCCGATGTATTCGCGGGGATTTTCTTTGCCGGCGGCTGTTTCGATTGCGGCTCTTGCGAGGTTGACCTTGCCGTCCTTCGCTGCGAGCAGTTGCTTGATCACCCCGCCGGCTGACTGGCCGAGCACCTGCTTGCCGCGTCGAAACAGATCGGCTTCAGGATCAGGGGCCGCGTCAGCGGCATCTTTCTTACTTTGGTTAAAGGTAAAAGGTAGGTTGAGCGATGACGTAGCATCGCTACTAGCCTCGCTTGTATCATCGCTTAAGCGTCGCTTGTTCTCTGCTCTAGCCTTGCCGCCCTTTGAGCCAGCGGCGGAAAGCTTCTCATAACTCTCCTTGGCGTCGGCTAGGTCATCAACAACGCGACCATGCACCCAGTTGAGTTCAAAGAACTTTTCTAGGATTGGCCGAGCCTTCTTCCACTCCGTGTTTGTCATGCGTGCGATGGCCGCCAACTGCGC